ACCCTCTCCCACGGGGAGAGGGGGTGATGCGGCGGGTTTGCCCTCTCCCCAGCTCTCTCTCGCAGAGAGAGGGGGCGATGTGCCGAGTATCCATCAGGTGCGCCGGTGGTTGGGCAAGCTTGGCAATGTGGAGCGTGAACGCGGACGACGCGGGGCGCGGGATTTGAAAAATATCCTGCCGCACAAACGGCGCGATTTCCTGCATTTGAAACCTGCCGCCATCTACACCGCCGACGGTCATACGTTTGATGCGGAGGTGTTGAATCCGTTGTCGGGGCTGCCGTTCAGACCTGAAATTACGACGGTTTTGGACGTTGGCACAAGACGGTGTATGGGCTGGAGCGTGGGGTTGGCGGAAAGCCGGTTTACTGTGCTTGAGGCTTTAAGCCATGCGAGCCGCGCGGCCATCGGTGCGCTTTGGTATGTGGACTGGGGTCGTGGCTTTGAAAACTTGATGATGACGGATGAGGCAACAGGTCTGATGGGCAGGTTGGGCATGACGATGACGCATTCGCGGGCTTATAACTCGCAAGCAAAGGGCGCGTCGGAACGCAGCCATAATATTTTCACGCGGGCGGCGGCGAACCTGCCGTCTTTTGTGGGGAAAAATATGGACGATGAGGCGCGGCAGAAGCTGTTTAAGCTGTCGCGTAAGGAAGTCCGCCTGCACGGGAAGATTTTGAATTCGCCGATTCCGACTTGGGACGAGTTTAAGGGCTATATCGAACGGGTGGTGGACGAATACAACGACCGACCGCACCGTTCGCTGCCTAAGTTTACCGACCGTGAAGGCAAACGCCGGCATATGTCGCCTAATGAGTTTTGGGCTTTGAAGGTGGCGGAGTTTGGCGAGCCGCCGAGGGTGTCGCCGGAGGAGGAAGGGTATTTGTTCCGACCGCAGGTGATGCGCACGGTACGGCGCGGAGAGGTATCGCTGTTCAGCAATACCTATTATTCCGCCGAACTGATGGAGTTCAACGGCGAAACGGTCAGGGTCGGCTACGATGTGCAGGACGCGCTTTGGGTTTGGATTTACGACGATGTCGGCCGCCTTATCTGCAAGGCGGAATGGCATGGCAACTCGACGGACTATATGCCTGTCAGCGTCTTGGAACGCGCGGAAGACAAACGCAACGACGAGCGTCTGAAACGCAACGAGCTGCAACAGCAAAACATCCTGAAAGAACGCCGCGTACCGACCATCGAACATCAGGACTCGGTCAATATCGGTGGGATGGTGCTGGATATGGGTCAAATCAAGGCTAAGGCTGCCGCATTGGCAGCACGCCGAAACCGTGAGGACGATTTAACGGTCGAGGCTGTGGCAGTGAAGACGGTGGAAAAACCGTCTGAAACGGAAGCTGCCGCGGGCTGGTCGGTACCGTCCGAAGCATCGGAGCGGTTTGCGCTGTATCAGCGTCTTTTCGGTCAGACGGATTTGCCGCCGCAGGCGCAAAGATGGCTGGAGCGGTATCCGCAAAGCAATGAGTATAAGGCGTTGTCCAAACGGGCGATGAAGGCTTGATTTTAAGGATTTTTTATGAAAGTTAAATTTAGAGTACGAAATATCAAGGGAGGTCGGGTTTTGCGCCGCTTCGATGAATGTGAATCGGAATCGGCGTTGATGGATGCAGCCATCGCCCGACGGAATCGGGCAATGGCTGAACGGAGGACGCGGTTGATGGCGGAAATGCTAGGTGCGCGAGGCGGTAAGCATGATGTCGTAGATAAAGTCTAGGTCGGCGTCGTTTTCGGGGTTCTTGTCTTCCAACTGATTGAGCAGGCGGGCGCATTCCGCCTCTGTCATCACACCCGCCCGAATATTCGCCGCCAACAGGCGGGCAATCAGTATTTCCAACATTGTGATGGTGCGTTCGGTTTCCTGCTTGTGGACGGCAAAATCGGCTTTCAGAAGGTTCAGTTCTTCTTGCAGGGCTTGGATTTCATTCATTTCAGACGACCTTTCGGGGTTTAAAACAAGGTTTATTCACTACTTTAAAAGGATTTTAAAAATGAAAATTGCAAATATCAACAATCTGTCTTTGGTCTCCGTTGCAATGGAGCGTTTGGTCAACCGTCAGGACGGTTTGCCGGGTTTGGGTGTGTTGTACGGCCCTTCGGGTTTCGGCAAGACGACGGCGACGGTGGCGGTGGCGAATGAGACACGCGCTTACTATGTCCAGCTGCGCAGCGCATGGAGCAAAAAGACGCTGTTAGAAAAGATCTGCTTCGAGATGGGATTGCCGCCTGCCCGGACGGCGGCGGGTTGTTTGGATGTGATCTGCGAACAGTTGGCCGCCAGTCAGCGTCCGTTGATTTTGGATGAGGCGGACTATTTGGTTACGCATAAGGGATTGGTCGAGCTGGTGCGCGACATCTACGAGGGCAGCCAAGCCCCGCTGATGTTGGTGGGCGAGGAGATGTTGCCGACCAAGCTGAAGAAATTTGAGCGTTTCCACGGCCGCGTGCTGGCTTGGGTACCTGCGCAACCTGTCGATTTGGCAGACGCGGAAGAGTTGGCGAAGGTTTACGCACCTGATTTGACGTTTGAAAAAGATGCGTTGGCTTATTTGGTGGATTTGGCGCACGGCTCGGTACGCCGCGTAACGGTCAATCTGGTCAATCTGTTGGAGCTTGCCAACCAGCAAGGCTTGGATACGGTAACGCGCGAGGTTTGTGCGAAAGCCGACCTGTACAAGGGCGAAGCACCTAAACGCGGGGTCAAATTATGAGCGTGACGACATTGACGAAGCCCCGCAACCGCCGACAAGAGATTTGGAACTGTCTGCGGGGCAACAAGGACAGGTTCCTGATGCTCTCTGAAATCGCTGAAGCCTGCCAACTGAGCGGGAATACGGTGTACGGGTATTTAAAGTCTCTTAATAAGGGCGGGTTTGTATCGGTACAGAAGAAAGCAGGCATCGGCAGCCCGTGCAGATACCGGCTGGAGCGGGATACGGGTATGGATGCGCCCCGCTTGTCTGATGACGGTCAGCCGTTGAAATGCCCGGTAACGGAAGCCTTGTGGCGGACAATGCGGATTTTGAAAACCTTTGACTTGGACAGCCTGACGGCCCACGTCAACATGACACACCCTGTCAGCCGCAGCATGGTCAGAGTTTATGCGCAACACCTTGAAAAGGCGGGGTATCTGAAAAACACGGGCAACGCACGGAAAAAATCGTTTGTCCTTTTGAAGAATACAGGGTCGAAAGCACCGCAGCTGCTGGCTGTCAGAGAGGTGTACGACCCGAATATAAACGAAATTGTATTAAGGGAGGTTCCTGATTATGAATGAAAAAGATTATATGAAAGAAGATTGGTACGCGGTTTTGAAGGAAGAGGTCGCGAAAGACGGGCTGATGAAGACTGCGGCAAAACTCCGATACAGCGCGACAAGCATCAGTCTGATTTTGAACGGCAAATACAACGGTAAGCCTGACAAAGTGGCCGCGAAAGTGGCGGATGTGTTCCGTAAGGTAATGTGTCCGTTTGAAGGTCGGCGGATGGAACGTGCCGAATGTATTGAAATTTCACTCGCCCCCGCTCCGACGCATAACCCTATCAAAATGCAGCACTGGCGGGCGTGTCAAAAGTGTGAAATTAAACCATGCGAGAAGCGTAAAAAGGTCGTCTGAAACGGTAAGTCTTTGACAGGGCTATATATTTTTTTACCCTATGATTTTAATAAGTTATTGTTTTAAAAGGAAAACGCAGAATGCAAGTTTTAAAGAAAGTTGATTGGAAGATGTTTGTGGCGCGCTCTTTTTGGCGGTGGGTGCCTGTTGGTTTGACGATTGGCGTTTGGTGTTTTGTGGCGGGGATGGCGTTGCATTCCTGTACGCAAGAACCCGAACCGGTGGCGAAAGAGCCGACAAAGATCGAAAAGATGGAAAGACAGGCGGATTTGGAAGTTTTGAAAACTGAACGTGCCTACGAGGCAATGAGTGTGGAGCAGAAGATGGAAGGAGTGGTTTATGAATAAGTTTAGACGGCCTAAACGGGGGCTGAACCGAATCAAGAAATTGGCGTTGAAACGGGCAGTCGAGGAAATCCGCGCCAAGTACGGCGAGCGGGCGATTGTGAAGGGTTGGACACCAAGGGAGATACGGAAATGATGGAAATTTGGATGATTTGGATGATTTTGGGGGCTGCGGTTGGCGCGGTAATCGGGATGTTTATCTACGCGGAAGGCATCTTGCTCGAAAACGAGCGTCTGCGCGGGATTTTGAGAGTGGAAGTCGCAGGACGGGAGGTATTGGAAGCGTGGATGGACGCGGCATACCGCAGCCGTAAAGGGGGCGGGAAATGTTAACCAAATTGAAACCCTGCCGCGTATGCAAACAAATGAAGCCTGAATCTGCGTTTGCGTGGACTTTTGACAAAAACGGGGTACGGAAGCGAACCCAACGTTGCGCGAAATGTTGGGCGGAACAGATGGAAAAAGAAGCTCGTGCGACTATGGAATGGCATCGCGAAAAGCGCGGGACGGTACTTGAGTTTGGACGACCTGCCGTCGCCCGCTCGGTTTGGGACGACAGTTGGCCCACCGCTCCTGAGATTATGAATAGCCGGTACTGGACGGCAACGGATACGCGCAAAGCGGATGCCGAATGGGCGTTGAAATTTAGGGAGTCTGCGAAATGAGCTTTAAAAGACGGAACAACGATTGGCAGGCATGGGGACAACACCGCCGCCGCGCGACGAAGTTTATGGTCAAACGAAACCGCGAGCAGGAAGTCGCCGAATATCAGGCACAGTTTGAAGATAAGGACGGCAAAGGTCGTCTGAAAACGGAAGGAAACGAAAAATGAACGAAAAAGATTTAATCGAATGGCTCGAAGACCGTGGCGAGCTGATGGTTATGAAAAAAGACGGCGAGGGTTTTGTGATTGCCGCCCGTGCGCCGGATGGTATTTGGAAAACGGCGGAGGCGGCAACGCTGACAATGGCAATAGAAGCTTGGGAGGAAATACGATGACTACCGGAATGATGATTTATCTCTTGATCTGCGGGCTGATTGGTTTGGCACTGGTGATTTTGGCACTGATGAGCCTGATTGAAAACTGGTTTAAGCAGCAGACTAAAGCTGTTGTTTTGGATGCCTGCGGTATGTTTATTGGGTTGATTGTTGTTTTTATAGCGTTTTTAGCAATTATTGGGGTGATTAAATGATTGAAATCAGAGGTAAAAACTTTGTTGCGTACAACGCA